AAGTTATATTGTTACTGATGGAAAAGATGGAAATGGACCTTCATCATTTACGTTTGCAGGTACAATAACTGATACGCTTAATAATACTATAAACCTATCATCACAACCATCAATAACAGTCGCTTCTGGTGCCTCTAATGGCGGTGATATTGAGTCAACTGACTCAATTAAGTACTTTGCCCCTCGACTCTATTCATCACAGTACAGGGCGGTCACAGCAAGGGATTACGAAGCAATAATACAACAAATTTATCCAAACACTGAAAGTGTTTCTGTTGTTGGTGGAGAGGAAATTGATCCACCACAATTTGGAACTGTGTTTATTACAATAAAACCTCAAAACGGTGATTTTGTATCTGATTTTGACAAAACTCAAATACTATCAAATTTAAAAAATTATACTCTAACTGGAATTACTCAAAAAATAGTTGATTTGAAGGTTCTTCATATTGAACTGGAGTCATTCATATACTATAACTCATCAAAAGTTGTAAATGTTGAACAATTGAAAACTAATGTAGTGAATGGTTTGACAACTTATTCAAAGTCTACAGAAATTAACAAATTTGGTGGTAGATTTAAATATAGTAAAGTTTTAAGTGTTATTGATAACATTGAAGATTCAATTACATCTAATATCACAAGAGTTCGAATTCGAAGAAATTTAAATGCTTTACTTAATCAATTTGTACAATATGAACTTTGTTTTGGTAATGAGTTTAATGTTAAGCCTGAGGGATTAAATATTAAAAGCACAGGATTTAAAATTGCTGGAGAAAGTTCAACTGTATTTTTAACAGATACTCCAAATGCTGATAAACTCACTGGTGTAATTTCAATTGTAAAACAAGATATTGGTGATAGTGAAAAAGTTATTATTGTTGAAAATGCAGGAACTGTAGATTACATTAAAGGTGAGATAAATTTAACTACTATCAATATTACATCAACTGTAAAACCAAATAATATAATCGAAGTTCAAGCTTTCCCAGAATCTAATGATATCATAGGTCTTCAGGATTTATACTTAAAATTTAACATTGAAGATAGTCTCATAAATATGGTGAAGGATACAATTTCATCAGGAGATCAAATATCAGGTGTTGGATACAAAGTTACATCAAGTTATACCAATGGTAAATTAGTAAGAGGATAATATGATAGGTACTGGTATTGATAAAAGAGTAAAAGTTCAACAAATCATTGACAATCAACTTCCAGAGTTTATATTGTCTGAAAGTCCTGATGCGGTAAAATTTTTAAAACAATATTATATCTCTCAAGAATATACTGGAGGTCCGATTGATTTAGTTGATAACTTAGATCAATATTTAAAATTAGATAACTTAACTACAGAAGTTGTTAAAGGAGAAACAACTCTTGCAGTTGGTATTGGAACTACATCTAAAACTATAACAGTCACCTCTTCAAATTCAATTAAAGATTCATTTCCAAGTGAATATGGACTGTTAAAAATTGGAAGTGAGATTATTACATATACAGGAATAGCAGGTACAAATACTTTTACTGAGTGTAAGCGTGGTTTTAGTGGAATTACATCTTTTAGAGATTCTAATAATCCATCTGAAATTGTTTTCTCATCTTCATCTGCAGAATCTCATGTTGAAGGAGCAAAAGTTGAAAATTTAAGCACTTTGTTCTTAAAAGAGTTTTACAAAAAACTTAAAACCACATTTACACCTGGATTAGAAAATTCTAATTTTGTATCAAACTTAGACATAAATAATTTTATAAAAGAAGCAAGAACATTTTATGAATCTAAAGGAACAGAGGAGTCCTTTAGAATTTTGTACAATGTTTTATTTGGGGTAACACCAAAAGTAATTGATCTTGAAAATTATCTGGTTAAACCATCATCAGCAAGGTATTTAAGAAGACAAAGAATAGTAGCAGAAAAAATATCTGGAGATCCTTTAAAGTTAAAAGGTCAAACCATATTCAGATCAACAGATCTATCTACAACTGCATCTGTTTCTGAAGTTGAAGTATTATCTGGTATATCTGGAATAGCGACTTCTAAAAATTATTTTATTTTAGATTTATTTGTCGGATTTGATGATGAAGAGTCTATAACAGGAACCTTTGATGTTACTGGTAAGACAAGATCGATTGAAAATGTTAGTAGTGGATCAAGTATTATAACAGTTGATTCTACAGTTGGATTTGGAACAACTGGTACAATTACCTCTGGTCTTTCTACCAATATTACATATACTGATAAAACAGTAAATCAATTTTTAAATTGTTCTGGAATTCATACTGATGGAATTAATTTAGGTGATGATATTAGTGAAAATGACAATATTTTTGGATATGAGAATGGTGATTTATCAAATAAGTCTGAATTAAGAATTACAGGTGTTTTAAGTAAATTTATTCCTGCAGAAACAAATAAACTATCTTTAGAAGGAGAAACGATAAATGTAAAAAGCATGGGTGAAATTATAAAAAACCCATCTTTTGATAAAAGTAGAAAAGAAATATTTTCCAATTCTTGGATATACAATACATCATCATCTTATGATATTAGTGAATCTACCAGAGGATCAATAAGTGAATTTAATCTAAAATCAAAGATAGATAAGTCTAGTTTAAAAGAAGGCGATTTTGTTCAAATTTTAGAGAAAAAAAATGCTTCTTTTTCTTTAGGAAATGTTGTAGCTACTTCAAGGATACAAAAAATAACATCTGGTGGTGGTGACAATAAGATAACATTAGACGATCCATTTAATTTTAGTCCTTCAAAAAGATATGCAGTTCGAAGAATTCTTAAAAAGGCAGTGAGTGCTGCAGCAGAAATTGAATTCGGAAATAATATATTAACCTCAGACGTACAAAATGTTTATAATGAGTCTGACGAAAGTATGTACGTAGCAAGTGGTTCATTACCTTCTCATGTTATTACAAGAAATATATCTGAGGTTGGTATACCTTTTGTTATAGAAAATACAACTATTCAGGATAGAAATACTTTAACTGGAAAATATTCAACAATTTCATTCGGATCCAATATTCCTTTTGTAACAGGAGATAAAATACGTTACTCTCCTCAAATAGAGGATGATCCTTTAGTTGGATTAACAAAAGGTTTCTATTACATTAAAAAAATTAGCGATAATAAAATAAAACTATTCCAAGCACCAGCTTTTATAGAAGCAAATGATTTTATTGAATTTGGTGTTCCTAAGAATACAACTGGAGGTCATACCTTCACATTAGCAGATCAATATGGTAAAAAAATATCTACTCAAAAATTATTAAAAAAATATCCACTAGATGTTCAACAAAATTTAGGAAAAGGCACAGAAACAGTCAGTGGTCCTGTGGGAATGTTAATAAATGGTGTTGAAATACAAAATGGAAAATCGGAAGATGCAATTTTTCACGGTGAAGTAGAAAATTTTTCAGTAATAGGTTTTGGAACTGATTATGATATCATAAATCCACCTTTGATTGAGATTGAAAATGTATCAGCAGGATCAACTCAAGCACTTGTAAGTCCTGTTTTGGATGGAGACATAAGAGAAATTCAAGTTGACCAACAAAGTTTTGATATTGAAGATGTTATTTCTATAAAATTAACAGGCGGTAATAGTGGAGAAGCAGTTCTTCAACCAATTCTTCGAAAAAGAAATAGAACTTTAGAATTTAGTGGTGTCACTACTTTCTTTGGTGGTGGTGTAGATACTTATTCTGAAACTATAACTTTCTTTGATCCACATAATTTAAATAGTGGTCAAGTTTTAGTATACGATAAAAATAAAAATACTCCATTAGGAATAGGAGAATTTAGAGGAAGTAATCTTTCTGACACTGAGAGTTTGGTTGATGGTGAGCAGTATTGGCCAGAAGTTGTGGGATTATCCACAATTAGACTTTATAGAAATGAATCTGATTATGTTAGTGGTATTAACACTATAGGATTTACTGAAATTGCTAAAAATGGAGTTCATAAATTTAGAATAAAAGAGGGAAAAAATACATTATCTGGTATAAGAATTATAAAGTCTGGAAAACCATATATTAATCGAAAAGTATTTGTAAATTCAAATACTGGAATTTCTACTCATAAATCAACAATCACTTTTGAAAATCATGGATTTTTAAGTGGAGAGGTAGTAGACTACAAACCATCTGCAGGATTAGGAACTACAACACCTCAGTCTATATTAGGGTTGTCAACATCTACTCAATACAAGGTCATTAAAATTGACAATAATGTTTTTAGATTATGTGATGTTGGTATCGGTGCGACTGATAACACTAATTTTATATCAAAAAATTATGTTGATCTTAAAACAAAAGGAACAGGATATCAACTATTCAAATATCCAGATATAGAAATTTCAATTGATGCGATATATTCATTATCTACATCTGAAAAAATTAATTTAACACCTGTGATTCAAGGTCAAATTGTTGATACTTTATTATATCAAAAAGGAACTGGATATGGAAGCACTGAAATTTTAAATTATGAAAATAAACCAAACATTTTAATTAAAAATGGAATATCTAGACCTGGTAAAAATATTAGTCCTTCATTAAGTCCAATAATATCAAACGGAAAAATCGTTGCTGTTAATATTCAAGATGGTGGTGGTGAATATTATTCAACTCCAGACTTAACTGTAATTGGTAATGGTGTCGGTGCATCATTAAGAGCAGTGATTGATAGAGATGAAAAATCTTCAACTTACCTAAAAATTATTAATGTGGTTATTTTAAATAATGGAATTGGATATGATTTTAATCAAACAAGCATTAGAATAACTGAAAGAGGAAAAAATGCTGTATTTAATTCATCAATTACAAAATTAAACTTAGTTGGTATTCAAACATCTAGTCCGTATAATCAAAAATATCAGGATATATCATTAATACCATCTAATAATCAATTAAAGTATTCTGTTGTTGGATATTCTACTCAAATAGGTCAAGATGAATTTAATGACATACCTGGCGAGCATTCTCCCATAGTTGGATGGGCATATGATGGAAACCCAATATATGGACCTCGTGGATACAGTGACCCTTTTGATAACTCATCATCTATTAAAATATTAGAAACTGGATATAAAATACATTCTAATATCAAAGATAGAGAAAAATTAAATTTTGATCTCGGATTTTTTGTCGATGACTATGCGTATTCACCAACATCATCAACTGATTTAGATGAACATAATGGTAGATATTGTCGAACACCAGATTATCCTAATGGAGTTTATGCTTACTTTGCAAGTATTGATTCATTATCACAAAAACCAGTATTTCCATATTTTATAGGTAATACTTATAGATCAGTTCCTAGTGTTGTAGATTCCCGTTCAACCATAACACAATCTTTTGATTTCAATAATTCAAAATTAACTAGAAATACTTTTCCATATAAATTAAGCGATTCTTCTGCTAACAATGATTTTATTGTAGAGTCAAATGAAATATTACCACAAACAACAAAAGTAACATCAGTTTCTCAGGGATCTGTAGATAATCTTTTAATATTAGAATCTGGAGAAGATTATAAAGTAACTGATAGTGTTGTATTTGATAATAGTGGAACAGAGGGAACTGGAATAAGTGCTCGTGTTGCTAAGATTGGTGGTAAATCAATATCAGAAATCAATACAAATTATGAATTATTTGAGAATGTTACTTTCACTAGAAAAGATGATCTAACTGTATCAGTATTTGTTCCAAATACTCATCAATTTGAATTAGGAAACAATTTAATATTATCTGGTTTATCAACAGATATTAAATCTACATCTGGAATTTCTTTAATTGGAAACCATAGAGTGTCTGCTATTTCAACTGAAAGCACTGTATTATATAAACAAATGTCATCAAATTCAGTTGCAGGTGTAGTAACTGATATATTTGTATATAAAACAGATGTTATCTCAATTGGTAGTAGTATTGGAATTGGAACTGAAAAGTTACTTGTCTTAAATAAATTTGATGATAGAAATATTTTAAGAGTTGAAAGAGGTATAACGGGCACAGGACATACTTTATCCTCCAAGGTTAATCTAATTCCTAGTTTCTTTGATATATCTTTTAAATCTAATTTTTTCAATTCTAAAGTTGATGATGTAGTATACTTTAATCCTAGACAATCTGTTGGTATTGCTACAACAGTTGGAATTACCTCATCAATAACTGTATCTGTTGGAGATACTTCAAGTTCAGTTTCTGTTCCAGCACAAAGCATTTATCTACCAAATCATCCATTTAAAACTGGACAACGAATTACCTTCAAGACAGATGGTAACAGTGTTCTTGAAGTTTCTAGAGATGGTTCATCTGGACAATCCTTTAATATACCATTTTCAGGAACAAGTCAAACTTTATTTGCAATAAACAAATCTCCAAATTATATTGGAATAGTAACTCAAGTAGGTTTGATAACTTCAACTAATGGATTATTTTTCAGAACTAATGGTGATAATTATTTTAAATATAGATTTGAATCTAATTTCAATAAAGTAACTGGAAATATTGAAAGGGTAAATTCAAAAGTTACTTTAAGTACTTCACATAGTTTAAAAGTAAATGATATTATTAGTTTAAACATAGACTCTAATAGATCTGTTGGTATTGGAACTTCTAACGCTGTTAGAGTTAAATATAATTCATTGATTGATAGTTTACTTATAGATCAGATTGGATTTACTTCTGCTAGTATTAATATCTCTACTAATGTTTTAAATTTAAATTCTCATGGATTAAAAACAGGAGATAAAGTTTATTATGATGCATCTGATACAATTGCTAGTGGGTTAAATACAGGAGCATATTTTGTTTACAAAATAGACAGTAATAATATAAAATTATCAGAAACACGTTATGATTCTACCTCTGTTCCCCCAAATGTGGTAAATATAGTATCAATTGGTGGATCTGAGCATCAATTATCTTTGATTGATCCCCCAATCGAAGTAGTGAGAAATAATAATTTAGTATTTGATCTGTCAGACTCTTCATTAGCAGGATTTGATTTTAAAATATATGAAGATAAAGATTTTAAAAATAATTTTGTTTCTACAGGAACAACTTCTGTAAATGTAGTTACCACAACAGGAACTATTGGAGTTACTCCAACAGCATCTTTAACAGTTAACTATTCGGACGATAGTGTATTAAATTTATTTTATAATGTTGAAAAATCTGGATTTATAAGTACATCTGATTTTGATGTTCCTAATGCATTAGAAATATCTTATGTTGATAGTAAATACAATCAAGATTATTCTATAGCTGGGGTAGGAGAAACTACATTTGATATTAGATTACAAGAAAGACCAGAAATTTTAAAATATGATACTAACAACACAAATAAGTTAGAATATTCTACAACATCAAAAAATGATGTAGGTTCTATAAACGAAATTCAATTAGTATCTGGAGGATTTGGATATAAAGCAACTCCTAAATTTGTTAGTGTTGCTTCAACTCAAGGTATTAACGCTAAATTATTACCAGAATCTTCAACAGCAAATAAAATTACCAATGTAGAAATATTAAATGTTGGATTTGAATATGCCTCTGACAAAACTCTAAGACCAATAGCTAATTTATCACCAGCAATATCTTTAAAAGACTCTGATAAAATTACTTCAGTTATCGTTAAAAACGGTGGTGAAAATTATGTAAGTGAACCTGAATTAGTAATTCAAGATATTGATACGAAAGAGATTGTAAACAGTGGATCTTTAAAAGCAAATATTAGTCCATCTTCACAATCTATCACATCTGTGGATGTGGTCAATACACCTTTCGGTATAGGTAACTCTAAGGTCTTCACTAAAAATAATACAAGTGGAATACCAATTACAAATATAGCAATTGGATCAACAATTGTTACTAATAAAATTACTGGTATAGTTACTGTAACACTCGCCACTCCTATTTTAGGATTTTCAACTGCACCATTTGAAGCAGGAGATACAATTTTTGTAGAAAATGTTGAAAATGAATATGGAAATACTTTTAAC